CTATTGTATTAGTAATGACCAGATGGTCTGTAAAAGATCTTACTGGTAAATTGCTCGAGGCCCAAAGCAAAGACGACATGACTGACAAATGGGAAGTTGTAGAATTTCCTGCCATCATAAATGATAAACCTATGTGGGGTAATTTTTGGTCCATGAAAGGTTTACTTGGTGTCAAAGCATCAATTCCCATTACCAAATGGAATGCACAATGGATGCAAGCACCTACATCTGAGGAAGGTGCACTTATAAAACGTGAGTGGTGGCAAACGTGGGAAACAGAAAAAATCCCAGACCTAGAGTTTATTATCCAGTCTTATGATACAGCGTTTAGTGCAAAAGAAACAGCTGATTTTAGTGCCATTACAACATGGGGTGTATTTAATCCTGATAATGGAAAAGGCAAAGCATTAATATTACTGGATGCCAAAAAAGAACGATGGAATTTTCCTGAGCTTAAAAAAGAAGCAATGGAGCAATTTAAATATTGGGAGCCGGAGATGGTTATTATAGAAGCAAAGGCTTCTGGCATGCCACTCACTCATGAGTTGCAAAAAATGGGGATCCCTGTTATAAACTTTACACCCTCTAAAGGAAATGATAAACATACGAGGGTAAACAGCGTAGCCCCTCTTTTCGAAGCGGGAGCGATATGGGCGCCTAAAAAAACGTTCGCTGAAGATGTTATAGAGGAATGCGCAGCATTTCCATTCGGCGACAATGATGACTACGTGGATTCTACCACGCAAGCCTTAATGAAATATAGACAAGGCTACCATGTTACATTAAAAGATGATTTTGAAGATGAAGGAGTTGATAAAACCGCGGGGAGGGTTTATTATTAATGGCAACAGATAAAGAATTAAGAGATATATGGATGGACGCTATTAATGCGCCACGTACTGATAATCGACTAGCAAGTTTTGAAGATTCCATTTTACGTAAATGGGGACAGCCTTACAAAGGTAATCAAGCATTCGGATCTTCTTATCGTTTTGCTGATATTAATAATGATGGTAAAATAACAAAAGAAGATGTAAAAGCTTGGACAACTCTTAAAGAAGCAGAATTACCACTTGATGCCGAAGGAGAAGGATTTTATTTTCCTGGTAGTGATTACATGCGTGCGTGGGAACAATTTTATTCTGATAATCCTGAATATGGAAATCTTGCTCCTGATGCACTTCCTGGTGTATCACAGCTTTGGCCAGATAATAAACTTAATTATGGGTTATATCCTTATCTGCAACCTCCTACAGAAGAATCTTCTGGGTACAATATAAAAGGTGATGCAGCACAATTAATAGATGATATAGATTTTACAACAGATAAAAGACAAAACCGCGTTGGGTGGGATACACTTACAGATTATATTCCAGGATTAGCATTAGATACAGCTGATACGGCGTGGCAATGGATGCAGATGCCTCCAAAAGTATTTAATGAAATGTTACAGTTCGATCCAAAGGGTGCATTGGATGCATCACTAGGACCTTATTCAGGTGAAGATAGAACATTAAGTTTTAAAGATTATTGGGATTATGATAAATCATTAGATCCTCAATGGAATACACCTGATTATTTAAAATGGCTAGTAGGCAGTGATTATTTTGATACATCAGATGTTGTAGAAAATGTAGCTGGAACAACAGGAGGAATTTGGGGTACTAAACAAGCATTAAAACTTATAGATAAAGTTAAGGCAGGAAGAATTGCGTTACAAAACACAATTCCATGGGCAAGTGAGTTTATTAAAGAAACGACATTAAACCCAAAAAGTTGGTTATCAGCTGGAAATCCTTTTAAAGTAAGAACACCTTCTCAAATAGCAAGTAACCAAGGTTTAGCAAGTTCATTTTTTAAAAATTTAATAAACTTTAAAAATCCTCCAACACTTCCCGTATGGGCTCGTAATTTTGGTGGCGCTTTAGCAATGAAAGCCCTAGTAGCACCGGCTTTAGCGGAAGACATATTTCTGGGACAAGATCAAGGATATCTTCCTAGTACGGTAGATATGATTGTTCCTAAGTTTCTTCAAAATCAAGCTACAGAATGGGAAAACGATTTAAAACAAAATAATATAAGTCCTTCACCAACTTTTGCTGCAGGACAATTACCATCACCAGTTAAACCAAGACCCACGGCCCCAGGACCTAGAAATAATTACCAAGGATTGTAATGCTACCTAAAGCTGCACAAGTTATTCTTAAAGCTTTTCTTAAGAACCCCAATAATATTACTCTTCGTCGTGAGACATTTAAAAAATTAGGACAAGAAAATTGGGAGAGGGGAAAATTTAATGATTCTCACAGAAAATTTCTAGCTAAAGAACAAAATACTACTTTAAAAAATATTAATAATCGTACTGGAATGAAGGAAGGTGCGTATGATGCTAAAAAAGACACCAGTGTTGGTTGGAAGACAGAAGAATTTAAAGCAAAGCAGAGAGCAGACAGGATTGCGAATCCATCAACAAATTTAGCTAAATATAATATAGCAAAACAGAAAAAAGCAGGAACATATGGGCGTGACCCCACTCTTGAAGAAGGGGGCATAGAAGGACTTATAGAATCTGGTCTAGCCGGAGAAAAAAGTTCACTAGGAACAGCCATGAGCAGTGATAAATCTTTTATAAAAGGAATTCTTTCATTGGCACGTGCAGCTGAATTATATAATCCAGGAACAAGAGGCAATATTCTTCAAAAAGCTAATTTGATGAAATACAAGCAACAGGTTGAGCCTTACATAGCGCAGCTTGATGATGTGGAAAGACAGATTCGGTATTGGTTGAAAGAAGGTGATGCAAGCGATATGTCTAAAATAAAAAAATTAATGTCGCAGTATGCAGAATTAAAAAAATCAGATCCGCGTTATTGGCACGCACGAGGAATGACGTGGGGTCATCCAGCAGGACTAAACGTAAATGTGCAAAATGTTAAAGCCCAAGGAGTTGGAGCTGATTTGTCTGAATATCTTACTACCAATCCTAAGGCATTGACGCGTTATGATCCGGAAATAGGACCATTAAACACATCAAAAGATTTTAGAGACATGGTAATAATGGAAAGCATTAGTAATCCAAACATTCCTGTCACGCGTAAAGGTCTCAGCAAAATGAGTGATATTTATAAGGAGGCTGGAATACGATCCATTATGCCTTCTCCTACAGGAAAGAAAATGATCTTAGGGAAACATGACATAAAACAACAAATAGATTATTTAACAAAATTAATGAATAAAGGTGAAATTCCTTTTCAAGGATTAGATCAAGAAACAGTATTAAGAATATTGACTGGATATAATAAAGGCGGCGTGGTCAAAGGCTATGCGGCAGGCGGCATAGGACGTCTAGGATTTAAACTACTTCAAAAACTAGCTAAAAAATTATCCCCAAAAGAAATGCAGATGTTGCTTGGAACGCAATTTAAAGGTACTAACCCTTTAACGTCCCCAAAGAATCTACGTGAAGAACGTATTAAAAAATATTTAGAGAGCAAAGGCGCAACAAAGAGGTGGCAGTATATGAAGTCCAAGTTCCCAGGACCGAGGTCAAAAGACTAATGGTCGTAAATCTTACAAGACGCGCTTTATTAAAAGGCATTGGAGCACTTGCTGCTAAAGCAGCGATGCCTAAAGTTGCAACTAAACTTTTACCCAATGTGCAAAAAGAACTGCCTTTAAAAGATGCAGTGCCGTGGGTTAAAACGATGACTAATATGCTAAAGGATGTTGTGGATACAAATGTAAAGAATCCTTACATAACAGGTTTATCAAAAAAATTACCTAACGGAACAGAAATATCTTATTTAAAATCACCACAAAACCAATACCAACCACACACACTAAGTATTAAAACAGCAGATGGAAATGAAGATTTAATTAATTTTAAGGAAACTAAAAACGATATTGATATAGAATTTGATATACGTGATGACTTTGCTAATAACCAACACATCTACGTAAATAAAAAAGCAGGGACCACGGAACTTGTAGATGACAACTATTACATGACGTCCCCAGAGGACTTTGCTAAAGACGATCCAATTATTTGGGATATAGATAAGAGCACTATACGGGAAAGTATGATTTTAGATAAAACAACAAAGCCAGATGATTATATGTATGATTATATGTCTGTACCCGATGATACAAACTATTCATGGCTTTGGGAAAGATATATTGATTCTTTTTCTCCAGCTGGTAATATATTTAAAACAAAACAACTTGCACAAGCTGAAAAGACAAAGAAATTAGCCCAAAAGGAAGCAGACGAATTGGATTGGGAAGAACAGTTTAGAAGAGGAAGTTTACATGGTTTTAACAAAGGGGGATTTGTGGATTACGGAAAAATGAAAGATGTAGTACCACCACTAGACGGCTACGCAGCTGGGGGTGTTGGAAAGATTATTATTAAGAAAGCTCCACAGGTTATAAATAAGCTTCGTGAGTGGGCACCACAGATTACTGGAAAAGTTGGAAAAGAAAAGTTTAAAGCTGTTAAATCCGGCGATACATATTGGACTGTTTTTGATGAAGCAGGATTACCAATAAAAGATTTTAAAACAGAGAAAGCTGCGAGGGATTTTTTACGAAAGGATCCTACAACAGATATGTACAAAGTAGGTAAATCAACAGATAAGACTACTAAAACAAAAACTGAAGATTCACCAGCAATGTTCTTCCGCTCGCGTGAAGAAATTATACAAGGTCCACCAATCATGAGCGGACAGCAATGGATGCAGTTCTTGAAAAAACGTGGTGTGCGTGACGCGGAAATGATGGACACATCGCTTGGTCCGTGGCTTAGTGCTAATACAACAAATAAAATTTCAAAGAATGATCTTATTAATAAGTTTGATGAGATAGTTCCTGATTTTGATGTACAAGTAACAGGTAGAGATTTTAGGGATGCACTTAACATTTCTCAATCATTAAAAACCGTGGATCCAACTGTCTTTTCTCCAGAAGCAGGAAAAATTATTCGTTTCTTACAAGCACAAACAGATAATATTACTGATGATAAGGCTGGTTTAGCAGCATTAAAAAAATTAGATGATCTTTTTGAGAATGCTTACGGAATTAAAAATGTAACTAAAGAAGGAATTCCAATGGATAATGTTTCTGTTCCTTATGAAATAAAACAAGTAATGACGGACGTATTAGGTAAAACAAGACAACGTGGTGTTGGTATGGAGGGTTCAGCTTTTGTTGGTTCTCCTTCACATGGAAGTTCACAAGTATTTGGAAGTACGTCTGGTAAGAATTACCGTGAATTTTTATTTGGATGGAAACCAAAAGGTCCACGTAAAAATGAACCTACATATGATTATGCTCATTCGTTTGGGGGTGCAAAGGGTGATAATGCTTTCATGCACGCACGTGTAAGTGACCGCGTGGATGAATACGGAAATAAATTATTATTTGTAGAAGAGTTTCAATCAGATATGCACCAACCTATTTCATCAGCTATTCGTGCAGCAGATAAAGCAGGAAAGAAAGTTGGAAAAGAAGGAAAGTATTTTCCGCGTCTAGATGTTGCGGTGGCAAAATCCAATCAAGCAAACTTGGAACAAATGGCTAACATACAACGACAAATAGATCGTTTACTGGAGACTAATCCACGTTCACCAAAACTAGCAAAACTTTATGAACAAAAAGATATGATTAGAGGTATTGAAGCAGATAAAGCTTCAAACTTAGGAAAAAATACAAGTGGTATTCCTGAAGGTCCATTTAAAGATTCGCAAGATTATATGGAATTTGCAATTAAGTACTTGATGCGAGTGGCAAAAGATGGTAATTACGATGGCGTGGCTTTTTCGACACCACCAATTAAGAACTTAAACTTAAGTCCTGGAAGCAGGGATTATAGAGGGAACTTAACTGCGTATGGTCCGATATTAAAAAATGCTATTAAAAAGGCTAAATCAAAAAGTGGGGCAGATTTAGTTGAAACAAGCATTGCGGGACCAAAACGTGAAACAGGAAGATATGGTCAGGACCAATCTTACTTTGGTGTTCCAGCGTTGATGTTGAAAGGAAACAAAAAGGCACTGGAGAAAATAAGCAAGGGTCTTCCGGCGTATAAGGAAGGTGGTTTGACAAAAACTATCGCGCCAGAAAAAGGACCTTCACCGTATGGCATTATGAAAGATGTCGTGCCAGGACTATAAGGGGAGATAGATGGCAAAAAAGAATCAAAATAATAATATTGATAAAGCTTTAGAAGCATTGCAAGGTGCATTGGATATTGAACCAGTAGGTCAAGAAGTTCAATTACCAGAACAAGTTGTAGAGTTTGAACCAGATATAGAATTAACTGAAACACCAGATGGAGGTGCAGAGGTCAACTTTGATCCTAATGCACCAATAGACCAATCACAAATTCCTTTCGATGGAAACTTAGTGGAGTACATCGATGAAATAGATTCTCGCAAGTTCGCTAATGATCTTGTGGGAGCATTCGAAGCGGATAAAGAGTCCAGAAAAGACTGGGAAGATACCTACGTCAAAGGACTTGATATGTTAGGATTCAAATATGAAGACCGAACACAACCATTCGAAGGTGCATCAGGGGTCGTACATCCTTTATTAGCTGAATCTGTTACGCAGTTTCAAGCCCAAGCTTATAAGGAACTCCTCCCCCCAAGCGGCCCCGTACGCACCCAAATAGTAGGCGCAATTACACCTGAAGTACAAGATCAGGCAGAACGTGTCAAAGATTACATGAACTACCAGATTACAACAGTGATGAAAGAATTCGATCCTGAAATGGATCAAATGTTATTTTATTTACCACTATCCGGTTCTTCATTTAAAAAAGTTTATTTCTGTCCAATTATGAAACGTGCTGTTTCTAAATTTGTTACAGGTGAAGATCTTGTTGTTAATTATATGGCAACTGATTTAGAATCGGCTGATCGTATAACCCATGTTGTACGTATGACAAATAATGATGTACGTAAATTGCAAGTACAAGGATTTTATAAAGATGTTGAACTTACAAGTGGACAAGTTGATCCATCTGAAGTTAGAGAAAAAGTTAACGAACTTGAAGGTGTTGAAAAAGAATACGCTAGAGATGACGATGAACACGAAATTTTAGAAATGCATGTTAATGCTGATGTTCCAGGATTTGAAGATCAAAAAGGAATAAAACTTCCATACATTATTACAATCGACAAATATTCTAGAACAATTTTATCTATAAGACGAAACTGGAATCAACAAGATGCTTTTTATAAAAAGATTCCATACTTCGTACACTTTAAATTTCTCCCGGGACTAGGCTTTTACGGCTTTGGTCTAATACACATGCTTGGAGGGTTATCACGAACAGCAACAAGTGTTTTGCGGCAATTAATTGATGCTGGTACACTCGCTAACCTTCCAGCAGGTTTTAAAGCTAGAGGGATGCGTATACGTGATTCTGATGAACCTTTGCAACCAGGTGAGTTTAGGGATGTTGATGTAACAGGAAATTCTATTAGAGAATCTTTATTACCACTTCCATTTAAAGAACCTTCTCAAACTTTATTCGCATTATTAGGATTTGCAGTTGATGCAGGTAAATCATTTGCAGCTATTGCTGATATGAAAATGGGTGAAGGAAATGAACAAAACCCAGTTGGTACTACACTTGCTTTATTAGAGCGTGGTACTAAAGTAATGAGTGCAATACATAAAAGATTACATTACGGACAACGTGAAGAGTTTTCAATGCTTGCACGTGTGTTTCAATTATATTTACCACCGGAATATCCATACGCTGTTGTTGGCGGAGATCGCATGATTAAACAACAAGACTTTGATGAACGTGTAGATATACTACCTATTTCTGATCCAAATATATTTTCAATGGCGCAGAGAATTACATTGGCTCAACAACAATTACAATTAGCATCTTCTAACCCTCAAATGCATAATTTACGTGAAGCGTATAGAAGAATGTATGCAGCAATGGGTGTTGATAATGTCGATGCAATTTTAAAACCGGATCCTGATTTACCACAACCAACAGGACCAGCAACAGAAAATGGACAAGCCATGAAAGGTCAAGCACCTAAAGCATTTCCAATGCAGGATCATCAAGCACATATAAATGCACATTCAGAATTTATGTTTACTCGTATGGTTCAGATTAACCCACAATTATTTTCTTCATTACAAGCTCATATTTCAGAACATATTGCATTAATGGCTGGTGAGCAAATGAATCAAAAATATCAACAACAGGTGCAACAGCTACAACAAGCAATGCAGCAGGCACAACAACAAGGTAATCAACAAGCAATGCAACAATTACAACAGCAAAATGATCAATTAACAAATCAAATTGCTTCAGAACAAGCACAATTAGAAGCACAATTAACCGGACAATTAGCTAAAGATGAAGAAGCACGAATGAATCAAGAGCCTAAAGATCCACTTGTTAAATTAAAGCAACAAGAAATTGATTTGAAAGCAATGGAGACTCAGGCAAGATTAGCTAAAGATATTGCAACTGATTCAGAAAAAATGGATCTAGAGCGTGATAAATTGGAAGCAGACACAAGTATTGAATTAATGAAAGTTGCGGCAGATGCAGACAAACAATCTAATGCTGACGCAGTGTCAATTTTAAAAGAGAATATGATTTCAGCGCGTGAGGCGATGAAAGATCAAACAGCTGA